GTGGTTGGTGGGTCAAGAAGACTTATATCGATGGCATCGAACCAAACAAGCCTTTTGCTGCTTTCGACATAGACACCGGAAATAAATTCTTGTGGCCCCCGGGTCACGAAAAAGCAGGTCAGCCGCTGTTCCTTCGCAAGTTTGTACCGGCACGGTTGACCGACAATCCCTACCTGATGGCAGACGGCCAGTACGAGGCTATGCTAAGGTCGCTCCCAGAAGTCGAGCGAAAGCGGCTTCTTGAAGGTGATTGGGACGTGGCGGAGGGAGCGGCCTTCCCCGAATTTTCGAGATCGAAACATGTGGTCGAACATTTTGAACTTCCAACCAACTGGCCCCGTATACGTGCGGCAGACTACGGGTACGCGAGTCCGTCGTGCGTTCTATGGGGGGCTATTGACTGGGATAACAATATCTGGGTTTATCGTGAGTTATATGCAAAGCACTTGACAGCGGAGCAACTCGCTGATAAAATACTAGAAGCAGAGGAGCTAGACCCACAACCGCATTACACCGTCTTAGACTCCTCGTGCTGGAACAAGACGGGTTTCGGACCTTCGATAGCAGAGACGATGATGCGAGTCGGTGTGCGCTGGACGCCATCCGACCGTAATCGCATACAAGGCAAGATGGAAGTACACCGTCGCCTCGCCGATGATCCGTACACCGAAGAGCCTCGCCTACGTATCTTTTCCACGTGTACGAATACTGTCAAGCAACTCGCTGGCATACCTCTATCGAAGTCAAACTCTGAAGACGTAGACACGAAGGCTGAAGATCACGCGTACGACGCTCTTCGCTACATGGTGATGACACGCATGAGCGGGTATGCTTCGATCCACCAGCAACTCGGCGCAATCAAGAATCAAGTGTACCAAGTACAAGACGCGACATTCGGATACTAATCGATGGCAGAACTCGACCCAAAGACAGCTACAATACGAGAAGTTGCACAGGCGTACGCTACAAAGAACAAGCGTGGGGACGCTTTTATCACATCCTCCGTACAATTCTTCAAAGACATTGCTGATCAACCCGGCTCTGCTATGCGTCTCTTCGAAAAAGACGCGGACGGTATCACTCTGCTTGCCCGCACCTTTAAGGATAGCGAAGACACATCAACCGTTAAGACTGCCATGCAAAATTTGCGGCAGGTCGGCCTGACGCTCAAAGGTTTGTACGGCCCGGACACTCCGGAGTACAAGCTCCTTCCGGACAAGGCTCCGAACACGGACCTCAACAACCGAATCTTCGGACGCTCTGAACCTGCAAAGGCAGTCTCTGAGGTTGCAATCAATCCGGACAAAGCCAAGATGAGCGAGTTGTTTGCGGGTGTTGCAAAATATCTCGACGATCCGAAGACTCGTCCCATTGCACAAGCAATCATTTTTAATTTGAACACGGGCTTACGTCCTAACGCTGCGGCAGGTCTCAAAGTAACATCGTACAAGCCTGACAGCGGCGCTATTTACATCGAATCAGAAGCAAAGGGTGCAAAGGGACGTGCTGTCAATATTCCCTTGAACCCAGTTGCAGATAGCATCTTGCAACAGAACCTAGCTGCTGGCAACAAAGATTTTTTCTTCGTCAAGGCAAACGGAAAGCCTGTGACTTCGGGCGACATGACTGATCTTTTGAAAACAGTCAAAGTCAAAGATATTGCATTCGATGCGGCAACAGGTCGTTACTTTGACACTCTCGCTCCCGAAGGTTTCACCGGTAAGAAGGGTTCACAACTTCTTCGAAATGTTCATGCTACAGTCGGACAGTCGATTGGTATCGATCAGGATCGTCTCGCATACCTTCAAGGGCGTAGCCTCAAGTCAGCAGGTAAAAGCAGCACAGGTGAACTGACAACATATCAGCAAGCCTTTCCCGGTGCAGTTGGCGAAGTTGATAGGGCAAACGCAAACATGTTTGCAAGTTTCTGGGGTGATGCTGCGGCAGAGGCTGGATTTAATATCGGGGAACGCATCCCGATGCCAACAGAAAGAATCACTACTCAAACTCCCGGATACGAAGGATACTTTAAACCGCCCACACAAGAGGCACCCGTTAAAGTAGCCCCGGAAGCAGATGCACCTCTACCAACCAGTCCCGCCGACTTCGATGACGACACAAAAGCCGCTCTCAAAAACGCCGGTTTCAACATAGACTACTCGAAGATAATGAAGACAGTCGGGGGTGCGTTTGCAGGACTGGCAGCGTACGAGTTTATTCGTGATCCGCTCGGTACTGGCGCAGCATTTGCTAAAGATGCTGCCATCGAAGGAGCAGCCTTAGCTGCAAAAGCACCTTTAGGAGTTGCGTCGGCTATTCCGATGATTCTCGAACCTACACCTACCGCCGGACCCGAACTCTCTCAACCTGACCCCCGTCTCGTCTTTGATGATGACGATTTTCAGTACGACTCATTTGTAAATAAAGAGGAAGCTGCACGGAAACGTGAGGAAGCCGCCGATGCAGCCGCTCAACCCGCTGGTTTCCTTTCACCTTAAAATAGGGAGCAAACCCGATGCCGAACAACAACTATAACTACGGTGCAGACTACATTATGAATTCGCCGAATACTTCGGTCGATGACGCAATGGGTTCTGACCAGTTGTACCGTGAGGGACTTGAGTTCGATACCAAGACCGCACAAGGCGTTCTGACGGAAGATATGCCGAAGCAGATGAGCAAAGGCGCTGTCGATCCGTCCGTCATGGCTATGGCTGAAGAACGCGACTACTAAGAAAGCGAAAGAATGGCTGACAATTTCCTAGAGCCGGAAGACGATCAGACCATCCCCCTCGTCGAACCGACGGAGCGGATGCCCGGTCTCGCCGGATATATTCGTTCGAAGTTTGAAGATGCGGAAAACGGACGGTACGTTTACGAACAGCGGTGGCTGCAAGCGTACAAGAATTTTCGTGGCATCTACGACTCGACGACAACATACCGCGACTCCGAACGGTCGAAGGTCTTCATCAAAATCACGAAGACTAAAGTCCTTGCGGCGTATGGGCAAATTGTTGACATTCTTTTCGCGAACAAGAAGTTTCCGCTCGTAGTTGAGTCTACGCCGATGCCGGAAGGTATCGAGGAGTTTGCACATATGCGTACTCCAGCGGATGATGCAACCCAGCAGAGCGATCCCTACGGTTTTCCCGGAGACGGTCGTGAACTCGCACCCGGAGCTATGGCCGCATCTGGGCCACACGTCTTGGGATCGTATGGCAAAGAGTTTGGCGACATGCTCGTACCCGGCAAGGCGAAAATGGGTGAGCCGCAGTTTGAACCTGCAAAGGAACAAGCTCGGCGCATGGAAAAGTGCATCCACGATCAACTCCTCGATACGAATGCTGTCAACGTATTTCGCAAGGCGATCTTCGAGTCTGCCCTGCTCGGTACGGGCATTGTAAAGGGTCCGTTCAACTTCCACAAGCGCGTTCACAACTGGGAGCGTGACGAAAGTGGGGAGCGGGCGTACTCACCGTATGAAAAGACGGTGCCACGTATCGAAGCCGTGTCTGCGTGGGACTTTCATCCTGACCCGTCAGCCACGTCGATTGAGGACTGTGAGTACGTCATCGAACGTCACCGCATGAACCGTCAACAGCTTCGTAGCCTCATCATGCGTCCGCATTTCGATGCACAAGCTATCCAAGAGTGCCTCGCAAAGGGACCAAACTACGAGGACAAATACTACGAAGATACGATCCGTGAAGACGAAACGGAGCCGTACGTAGCCGAGAACCGGTACGAAGTCCTCGAATACTGGGGCGTCCTCGATGCCAAGTTCGCCGACGAGGTGGGCATGGAAGAGGCCCGGAATATGTCCGAGTTCGACCAGATTCAGGTCAACGTTTGGGTGTGCGGCAACAACGTCTTGCGTTGCGTCGTCAATCCGTTCACTCCGGCACGTATTCCGTATCAAGCGTTTCCGTTTGAGATCAACCCTTATCAGATTTGGGGCGTCGGTGTAGCGGAGAACATGGAAGACGCACAGATGCTGATGAACGGTCACGTGCGTATGGCTATCGATAACCTCGCCCTCGCTGGTAACTTGGTTTTCGATGTAGACGAAGCGTCGTTGGTGCCCGGACAGAACATGGATATCTTCCCCGGCAAGATATTCCGTCGTCAGTCAGGCGTCACGGGTACGGCGATCAACGGTCTCAAGTTCCCGAACACGGCACCCGAAAACATTCAGATGTACCAAATCTCACGTCAGCTTGCGGACGAGGAGACGGGCATCCCGTCGATCATGCACGGTCAAACAGGTGTAACCGGTACCGGACGCACGGCAGCAGGGCTGTCGATGCTGATGGGTAGTGCGGGCCTGTCGATGAAGACGGTCATCAAGAACATCGACGACTATCTCTTGAAGCCTCTCGGCGAAGCGTACTTCCAGTGGAACATGCAGTTCAACGACGATGCGGAAGACGTGAAGGGTGACTTGGAGATCAAGCCACGCGGCGTAGCTGCAGTTATGCAAAAGGAGGTACGCACCCAGCGTCTCACCTCGCTCTTGCAGACCGTATCGAATCCGATGTTGGCTCCGTTCGTGAAGCTGCCGAACCTGATGCGAGAGTTGGCAATCGCACAGGACATCGACCCGGACAGCCTCGTCAACGATGTCAACGAAGCACAAGTATACGCACAGATGTTACAAGGGATGATGCAAGATGCTCAACAAGCAGCAAGCGCAGAAGCTGGCGGCGCTTCTCCACAGCAAGGAATGGCCCCAAATGGAGGAGTACCTAGCGGACCTCCGGGAGGTGACGATTCAGGCCGTGGTAATGGCACAATCGGAGTCGGAATTGCGCCAGACGCAGGGGAAGCTGGCTTTACTGGAAATGCTCCTCAAGTTGAAGAGTAGTCACGAGGCAGTGGTAAGGAACGATGGCTAAAACTAAACCGAATCGCCCGTCAAAAGCTCCAAAAGAGCCTTCTTTTAATGGGGACAAGGCTCGTACTAAGTATCAGCGCGAACTGATCGCAAAAGCGCGGGACTTTTACAAAGATAAAAATCTCGGAGACGGAGTGAGCGGTGAGAAGTATTTTAACTCTCTAAATGATGAACAAAAAATAAAAGCCGGAGAGTTACTGCAATTTAGAGAAAACAACTTTGACGTTTTGGGATTTACCAAAGATGGACTAGGAGAAAGAAGTCCACTCTTCGGCAAAAGATTTAACGACGAACAATTCATCAAAATGTTCGATAGAGACAAAGGTTTTTACGGACCCGGGCTTCGCGAAGGAGATACGGGCGAAGATTATATGTTTCGTCCCGGAAATGAACCCGCTTTAGATTTTTACGCAGAAGGAAAGTTAGGTTACGTGTACCGACCTGATGATCCTAGAATTTTTGATTATCTTGGATTTCCTAAGGGGGCAAAAATTCAGGATCAAACAGATGAAAAGGGACGCATGAAAATGCAAGAAGGCGGCACAGTTGATGACACCCGACTCGGAAACGTACTGACTCCCGAAGAGTATCAGTCGCGCTTTATCGATTTTTATGCCGCTCCTCAGATTCAGGTCGAAGCGGCACCCGAGCCGGAAGACAAAGAGGATGAGCAAGAACCGGTACGCCCTAACATCTTGATGCCTGTCGGTCAAAGAGACGAACAGGTAGCAAACGTATTCGGTCAGATTCCTGTAGTAGGTACGGGCCAACAGATTTCTACGGAAGACCCGTACGAGTATATTCGCAACTTTGACACCCAAGAAAAAAACGATCTGAGCGGTAAGGGGTTTAGCCGATACCTCGAACAGGCTGCAGGTGTTCCCGGTGCTGTAGTTACAATGGCTACAGGACTCCCCATCTCCGCTCTAGCGTACGGCGCTGGGCAACTCGCACGAAAACAACACCGTAAGAACGCCGAGTCAATCGCCTCTTATGGCGGCAACGCGGGTTCGATGTTCAAGTTTCAAGGTCAAACTGTTAGTCGCGCACCGGGCAGTAAAATCTTCACCGGTAACTTGGGTGGTCTCAGTCAAGGCGACATGTACCGTGTGGATGAAATACGCAGAGGTTTCATTCCGGGCACGATGCAACTCGTAGGCGGTATCGGCTCAGAGACTGCTGCGCGTACGGGTCAGGGTGGTGCGGAAAACGGCTTGGGTGGCGTTACGAGTATCGAGGGCGCAATCATGGATGCGTTTGGTACCGTACACACGGGACAGCGCGACGATTCGGGTCATATGATGGCTTCTGCATCTCAGGCACAAGCTCTCCGTGAAAAAGAGTTTCGCAGCATGGCGCGACAGGCTGGTGTGGATATTTCAGGTCTCCGGGGTGCGGACTTTGTAAATGCTGCCGTAGCGTACAAGCAGCACGTTGACGGCGTTATGAGGTCAGACCCCTCGCACGGCGGATTCTTTCACAAGACGAGCAATCTCACCGCTGCACAGAACACATCTGCACTCGAAAATCGTAGAAGCACAGCTATTGATTTTCTCAAAGACAAGTACGGTATCACAACCACGCCGACTACGACTGACGATGGCGGCGCTCCTCCGCCTTCTCCTCCGGCAGCACCTTCTACGACAGTAACTCCGACAGCCGGTGATCCGGGTGATTCGTCGAACGGTGGCGGCACTCAATACTCCGTAAACAACTACGCTCCGGGTACAGGGGACAGCGGAGGTTCGTATACTGCTTATGAGCCGGGGGGTGAAAGTGACTATAGCGGCAACTCGTATTCTATTGGTACAGGCGGCGGCGTGGGTGAACGCTTTGGTCCTACAGGCGGTTTTGTTAAGGGAGGTCGCGTAGGTATGCAAGCGGGCGGCGTAGCCCAGCAGCCACAACCTGCCGGATTCGTCGGTGGCCCACCCGAGAACTTCACTGACGGCCAGACCGTAGCAGACGATCAGCCGATGACCGTCCGGGAGGGTACGTTTGTCATCAACGCGGCGGCTGTCGAGTTTGCCGGATCGGATGATATTAAGAAGATGCTTTCGGATGCGTACGCTAAGATGCAGAAAAAGGTTGACAAAACCATCGCCGTTGCTAAAATACCAACAGAGGATGAAATCGATGTTGCCGTCTCTCGTGGCGAAGTCATCGTACCTCCCGAAATAGCAAAAATCATCGGCTACGACCGTCTCGAAAAAATTAACAATCGTGGTAAGAAGGAGGTCTCCCGTCGCCAAAACGCGGCAGAGGGTGGCTTTCTCGAAGCGGGCGGATACGCAGAAGGCGGCGACGTAGGCGAAGACATCCCGATGCAAGAGTCGATTGCTCTCGACGATAGTACGCGACAAAAGTTTAGTACGTTTCTAAAGAGTCGCAGACAGCGCGGTGATGTAGAAAAGCTCATAGATAGCCTCGATGATCGTGAGCGCCTCTTTGTACTCGGTCTCGTTGAAACCACTGCCGCAAAAGACTCTGTCGATTCTATGATGGGCGTTATGCAAACTGCCATCAATCGTGCAAACACAAATCGTCCGAGCTTCAAAAACGTAAACGACTTATCGTCCGTTATGAAGCAGAGATCATCGCGTGGCAGCGGAAGTCGTATGTTCCAGTACGACGGCTTAGAGCCGAGCAAAATTACTCCGCGCTTGCGGGAAGTAGTACAGGGTCGGGTACCTAACGCTGTCACCAAACTATTTATGGCAGCAGAAAATATCAGCAATCCTGAGACGGAAGGTCAGCGTCCCCTACCCTTTGACGTAATGTTCTACACGAAACCTGATGCGCCACTCGCAAAGGATTTCGAGAAGAACCCTAAAATGAGATATCACAGCAGTTTTGGAGGGCACGACTACTACGCCCTCGACGCCGCACCCGAAAACTAGCGGCGTATATATTCGCTGGCTACCCGCACATTCACGCGGCCCCAGCACAACCGGAGCGGCTACCCACAGCCAAGTGGCCCCGCATGTGAGGTAAATAAATGGCAAAACGAGTAAAAGGCCATCGTGCCAACAAAGCAAACGATTCGTTTGGTACTATCAACAACGATTCGTTATATCGTGGAAAGCACCGCGAAGAAGTTTATCGTGACGACGATGACGACAATGAAGCGGAAGAAGCTATAGAAGCACAACAAGCGGACCCTCAAGAGGCTACCCCGCAGGAAAGCACTAGCTTCGTAGAACAAAAACAAGAAGCCGACCACGACTACAAGAAACGATACGACGACCTCAAGAAGCACTACGATGCAAAGGTCAACGAGTTCAAGCAGGAAATCGCCGACTTGAAGACGGCAATACAAGCTCCTCAAGCACAGATGCCGGAGGGGGTACCAATGCCTAAGACGCCCGAAGAACTGCAAGCATTCAAAGATCAGTATCCGGAAGTGTTCGAAGTCGTACAGACCGTTTCTTCTATCCAAGCTGAATCCCAGCTATCCGAGCTTCGTAACGAACTCGGTACGATCAAAGAGCGGGAGAAGCAACTCGAAAAGCAGAAAGCCTACGAGGAACTGCTACGGTTGCATCCGGACTTTGATGACATCAAGGGTGACGATAAGTTCCTTGAGTGGCTCGGTGAACAGCCGGAAACCATCTCCGACGGCATCTACAAAAACAACACAGATGCACGTTTGGCGGCACGGGTACTCGATCTGTACAAAGCAGATACGGGCCAAACCAAGAAGCGTACCAAGTCGAAGGCTTCGGCAGCAGATGCAGTAACACGCCCTGTTGCACGTGATGTCAAGACTACATCCGGAAACACTCGGATTTGGAAGGCTTCGGAAATCGGCAAGATGAAGCCGTGGGAATTCGAACAGGCGGAAGCCGAACTCGATGCCGCACGGGCAGAAGGCCGAATCGACTACAACAACTAACCTAAACCTCAACAACAAGGAAGGAAAGATCAATGGCTTTTGATCGCGCTGCAGGTCATAACAACCTGCCTTCCGGTAACTTTACACCGGAAATCTTTAGCCAAAAGGTTCTCAAATTCTTCCGTCGCGCTTCGGTTGCAGAAGACATCACGAATACCGACTACGCTGGCGAAATTGAGAACTTTGGCGACACCGTCCGCATCATCAAGGAGCCGACCATCACGGTTTCCTCGTATGCGCGTGGTTCTGTAGTAAACCCGCAAGACTTGGCTGATGACCAAACCACTATGGTGGTTGATCAGGCCAATGCTTTTGCATTCAAGATTGACGACATCGAAGAGCGTCAGTCGCACGTCAACTTCGAGGCTCTGGCCACTTCTTCGGGTGCATACTCGCTGAAGCGTAAGTATGACGGTAACGTCCTGACCGCCATGTTCGATGGCGCAGGTATCTCGTCTGAGTCGGGTGCAGCCACCGAGACCGTCACTGGTCTGGGTACGCTTGCTTCCCCGCTGACTTCGCAGACTGGCGACAACCTCGTCAACATCATGCTCAAGATGGCACGTGCCCTCGACGATCAGTCGGTTCCGGAAGAGAACCGTTGGTTCGTTGCTGCACCGGCCTTCTACGAGACTCTGTTTGGCGCAGGTGCCAAGTTCGCAGAGGTACAGGTAACTGGTGACGGCACTTCGCCGCTTCGCAACGGTCTGGTTATGGCTGGCAACATTGCTGGCTTCAACTGCTACAAGTCCACTGCGATGAACGCTGCCGGTACCGATACCGTTGACGTAACTGGTCTGGGCGCGGGTGAGTTCCCGATCCTTGCCGGTCATATGTCCGCATGTGCAACCGCTTCGCATATCGCGAAGACCGAAGTTGTACGTTCCACCGAAACCTTTAGCGACATCGTTCGTGGTCTCCATGTGTTTGGACGTAAAGTCCTTCGCCCGGAAGCCCTCGTTCGTGGCGTTATCAGCCTGTAAGAGGAGACTAAATTATGGCGACTTTTACTATCACTGGTGGCGGCGCAACCGGATACGGTGCAAACGGCCCGAACGTCAAGGTAGCTAACGTAGTTATCGACTGTACTGAACTGTCCGGTCTGGCTGCGACTGATACCATCGAAGCAATCGAAGTACCTGCTGGCACCATTGTGCTGTCGGCTGGCTACGAGATCATCACTGCAGGCACGGGTTCTGGTACCCTGTCGCTCGGCGACGGCGGCGACGTAGATCGTTACGTAGCTGCAGTTGCTCAGACTGCTGCTGGTCAAAAGACAGCACTGGCGACTAACGTACCGCACCTGTACACTGCTGCAGACACCATCGACCTCAAGAGTGCCACCGCTGTGTGTAACTCGAAGGTACGTGTGTGGGCCATCATGGCCGACTGCAACGGTACGTCGGATGACATGGTTGTCGCACTGACAGCCTAACCAACTTGTCGGGGGGGCCACGTGCCCCCTTGACACCTCTTTAATTACGTGATAAAAGCAGGAACCTCCTGCGGGGATAAATACCATGCCACGCAAAAAGGAAACGCCGATCAAGCGTACCACGTCGGGAAAGGGTGCAAACTACCGCCCTACCAAGTCGGGTGCCGGTATGACGGCAAAAGGGGTTAAAGAATATCGTAAAAAGAACCCCGGTTCCAAACTCAAGACCGCAGTCACCGGCAAAGTAAAGCCCGGAAGCAAGGCAGCTAAACGTCGCAAGTCGTTCTGTGCCCGTTCTGCAGGTCAGATGAAAAAGTTTCCTAAAGCAGCAAAAGACCCGAACAGCCGCTTGAGACAGGCTCGGAAGAGGTGGAAATGCTAAACCTATTGATCGGCCCGATCTCGCAACTGGCAGGTACGTGGCTCGAAGGCAAGGTCGAAAAGACCAAAGCCGAGACTGGCGCAAAGGTCGCTAAGGCAAAGGCCGAAGCGATCATCATGGAAAAGAAGGCTACCGGTGAACTCGACTGGGACATCACTATGGCAGAAGGCAGCAAGCACTCGTGGAAGGATGAGTGGCTTGTTATTTTGTTTTCGGTACCCCTCGTCCTTGCGTTCATTCCGGGTATGGAAGGCGTCGTCGAGCGTGGCTTCACGCAACTCGAACAGATGCCCGATTGGTATCAATACAGCTTGGGAGTCATCGTTGCCGCATCTTTTGGGGTACGATCTGCCACCAAGTTCTTCCAGAAAAAGTAGGCTATGGCAGAGGTAACTTTTGAACGCATAGCCAAGTGGAAGCTACTACCTCGCTTTATGATGCTCGTTATGACGCTTATGAGTTGGCGTTGTGCCGAGTGGTTTATGAACTTGGACGCCCCAACAGCATCACAGTCCGCCTTTGTAAGCGTTGTGATGGGTGCCATGACCGGTGCGTTTGGCATCTGGATGGGCGGAGAAAACAAGAAATGAAATATAACACATCGCATTTTCTCGACAAACTGATCGCACACGAGGGCATGGTCCTCACTGTGTATCAGGACACTCTCGGCATCGACACTATTGGTATCGGGCGCAATCTTAAAGACCGGGGGATCAGTAAGGAAGAACTCGATTACATGGACATTCCGTCGATGGCTATCGTGTACGAACACGGTATCACAGAAGCGGATGCACGTTATCTTGCCATGAACGACATCAAGATCGTAGAAGATGAACTGTGCCGCGTACACCCGTGCGTGAACGACTTGGACGCAGTACGTCAACTGATCCTGATGGACATGGCCTTCAATATGGGTGTGCCACGCCTCTGTAAATTTAAGCGCATGTGGAATGCGATACACGAGAAGAAGTTTGCCATCGCGTCGATTGAGATGCTCGACTCCAGATGGGCAGCGCAGGTCGGCAAACGAGCCACCAAACTTTCGGACGCAATGAAGACAGGGGAGTTTTAATGTCTGAAGCATTTTTTGAAAAGATGACTATGCGCGAATTACTTGCTGTCGCACGTAGCGTAGGTTTCTCAGCTAAAGACAGCAAAGGCAAACCTCTCGATAGAGATATCATAGTCGATGCTCTCGCACAGTTTGAGGGTGCGGGTATGTTTGATGGTATGCGTAGACCAAACGCTATGGGCGGTAAGATATATTCTAAGTCACAGCCCCGTAAGGCACACAGCAGTGGGGAGAAGGCGTAATGCCTTTGACTAAAAAGGGTAAAGACATCATGCAGTCAATGAAACGTACCTACGGGGGCCGTAAGGGTGAGCAAGTCTTCTACGCAACACGCAACGCCGGAAAGATTGAAGGCGTGGAGAAAGAACAAGAACTCAAGAAGGGTGGCCGGGCTAGAAAAGCTGGCAAATCGTCGAAGCCTAAAGCGAAGAGCAAAAGTCGAGTTAATGAGGCTGGCAACTACACTAAGCCCGGAATGAGAAAGCGCATCTTCAACCGCATCAAGGCAGGTGGCAAGGGCGGTCGTCCGGGACAGTGGTCGGCGCGTAAAGCCCAGATGCTTGCTCAAGCCTACAAAAAAGCAGGGGGCGGCTACCGCGACTAACTATGCAGCACGTCTTTCTCCTGTTTGTCTTTCTTGGCATAGGAGAGGACAAGCGTCAAGTCAGTAAGGACATGTACTTCCGAGACTTGAATGAATGTGTGTGGTACGCACAGACTTTACACAAACAAGGAAAACAGGTGACGGCGTACTGCCTCCCTAAGCTAGTCGATGAAAGCACAGGGATAAGGGTGTACTGATGTTAGCCGAACTCGCCGCAGCCAATGCAGCTTTCCAAGTTATCAAGAGTGCTGTCCAGAATGGCAAGGAGATTGCCAGTGCTGGTAAGGCCATCGCCAACTTTGTGGGTGCAAAGGAGCAGCTACAAAAGAAGGCACAGAAAAAGGGTGGCGGCTCTGATCTCGAAGAGTTTATGGCTCTCGAACAGATACGTGAACAGGAAGAGCAACTCAAGCAGATTATGATCTATGCCGGACGGCCCGGACTGTGGGGTGACTGGCAACGCTTTCAGGCAAAGGCGCGGGTTGCTCGGAGAGAAGCAGAAGAGGCCGCAATAGCCAAGCGCAAGAAGATATTCGACATCACGGTTATCACGATCTTCTTCGTTCTTGGCCTTTTCATTATGGGTGCGTTTGTTGCCTTGCTGATGCACCACAGCGGTAAACTATAATTTACTTGCAAAACCTGCAACTTTGTGATACAATAAGTGTATTTAGGGAGAGTTGCATGGACCGCATGGTGATCGAAGCCCTCAAGCACAGGTACGAAGCCGACAAGGCTGACGCACGTGAGGCATTCAAGACATCCGATATCATGGAAGATATCGATGACGCGCTGCACAGATGGTCCGTAGCTGACCGCAGGTTGCAAGACATACAACTCATAGAGTGGGAACTCGAAGACGATGCCGAAGAAGAAGAGCCAACGCTCTTTGACAGCTTGGACTAAGCAGAAGTGGCGCACCAAGAGTGGGAAGCCGTCCACACAGGGTCCAAAAGCAACCGGGGAGCGATATCTACCGGAAAAGGCCATTAAGGCACTCTCCGCGAAAGAGTACGCTGCTACGACTCGCGCAAAGCGTAAGGCGACGAAGGCCGGTAAACAGGTTTCGAAGCAGCCTAAGAAGATAGCGAAGAAGACTCGGGCGTACAGGAAGACACGATGAGCAACCTAAACATCGGTAAGTTCACATCGAAGTTTGTGTCCGTGACTGCGACGAGTGGGGGTGCTAGTGGTAACGTCCTGTACACTTGTCCCAACAACTACACGGGTATCGTGCGCTATCTTCACATCTCGAACGGCGATGCACAAAAAAAAATCACTATTCAATACTACGACAGTGCCTCGAATAGCTATGACCACATAGCCAATGATTTCAAGCCCGACGCCAACACCATTCACGATGTCATTCCGGGCGGTGCCTTTCTTGTCCTACACGCAGGTGACAAGTTGGTGTGTTCGAAGGAGTCGGGTGGCGTATTCGATGTGACTTGCTCCGTCGAAGAACTATATGACCCGCATCATAACAATTAACGGATAAGCTATGAACTACCTTGAATTAACAAACGCTGTCCTGCGGGAAATCAACGAAGTTGAAATTACCAACGTCTCGTCCACACGGGGCGTTCAGTCGTCTGTCAAGGATTTCATCAACAAGGCCCAGCGGGACATCATCAACTCTGAGGTCGAGTGGCCCTTCACGGTTGTAAACCAGTCGTTTACTACGACAGCGGGTACGTCTGAGTACAGCCGCGAGTCCGACGCTAAGACTGTGGACTACGACAGCTTCACGATCCAAGAGTCCGCCGACACTGCCGAACGCAAACTCAAGTACATCTCGTTCGACGAATACCTAGAGCGGCGCAACGAGGCAGACACCAATCCGAACGCCAGTGCCCGTGCCCTGTCCGAGTACGTCTACACTACACCTGACAACAAGATCGGCCTGTCGCCTGTGCCGGACAAGGATACGTACACCGTCCGTTACTATTACTATCAGACGACCAGCGACATGGCTGCAAACACGGACACCCCGACAGTTCCGGAACGCTTCCACGACGTAATCGTCAACCGCGCACGTTACTACGCACACATGCTCCGCTCTGACGTACAGTTTGCACAGCTTGCGTTGCGTGACTACACAGAGGGCTTGAGCCGGATGCGCGTCGAACTAATCAACCGTAAGGACTACATGAGGGCCGTCTAATGCCAGATACCTCACTACTCAGCCCGTTTGTTGTGAGGCTCGGCGGCGGTTTGATGCTCGACAAGGATGCGTTCACGCTTCCACCGGGTGCCGCAACCCAGTTGCAAAACTTCGAGCCGGACATCAACGGCGGCTACCGTCGGATTACAGGCTTCAGCAAGTACGACTCGGCACAGGTTGGCGGCTCCACGGGTACGATTCTTGGGGTACATATCTACAAGGATCAGGTGATTGCCTCGAAGGGTACGGCAGTTTACAAGGGGTCGGGTAGCGGCTGGACTAGTATCGACACCGGACGTACCAGCGCAGGGCGGTACGATTTCGTCAACTTTAACTTTAACAACACGGAGAAGGTGATCTGGTGTGACGGGGCGAACCGCCCATCATCGTACGACAACAGCACAGTCACCGACCTGACGAACGCACCGTCTGACCCTGAGTTCGTTGCCGTATTTCAGAACCACGTGTTCTTCGGTGGTATGTCCACCAACCCGCAAGAGGTGGTATTCTCTGCACCCTACGACGAGACAGACTACACAGCAGCCAATGGTGCGGGGTCTGTACGGGTAGACAGCGCAGTCAAGAAACTCAAAGTCTTTCGTGACCGTCTGTTTATCTTCTGCGAGGACTCTATCTTCTTCCTTGCGGGTTCTTCGGTAGCTGACTTCCAGTTGCAGCCGGTCACACGGAACATCGGATGTGTTGACGGGTTCAGTGTTCAAGAGATTGCCGGTGACATTGTTTACCTCGCACCCGACGGACTTCGTACGATTGCAGGTACTGAGAAGATCGGTGACGTGGAACTCGGCACGGTATCGAAGCAGATTCAGCCTCGTCTCGACAATATCACCGCTGATCGTATCTCGTCCGTAGTTATCCGCAACAAGACACAGTACCGTCTGTTCTTTCCCGCAGACTCTGGCGCAGCAGCAGCACAGGCCGGTATCATCGGCGTTATCAAGAGCGGTGTTGAAGGGGGCATGGGCTGGGAGTACGCAGACCTCAAGGGCATCAAGCCGTCCTACTGTGCATCCGGCTTCATCAGCGGCACTGAGACAGTCCTTCATGGTGGCTACGACGGGTACGTTTACAAACAAGAGTCGGGTGACGACTTCGATGGCACAAATATACAGGCCATCTACCGCTCTCCGGACTTCACTATGGGTGATGCTGGCATTCGCAAAATGATGCAGCGTATCATCTGGAACTACGACAACGAAGGCGCGGTGGACTCCAAGTTCCGTATCCGATACGACTTCAACTCGTCGGACGTTCCGCAACCTGCAGAGTACGACCTGACTACAGGTGCAGCCATTGCAATCTACGGCTTCACCACCTCGACATACGGTACTGCGGTCTACGGCTCTTCGGGTACACCACTCGTTCGACAGAGTGTCGAGGGTGGCGGCTTCACAGTTGCAGTACGCTTGGATGACAAGGCCGGTTCTGCACCGATCTCAGTAAAAGGCTACCAACTAGAATTTACTCCGGGAGGAAGGAGATAACAAGTGGCAGGGTATAGCACACGACAATCTACATACACTGACGGCGACGTTATCAATGCTGCCGATAGTAATGACGAGTTTGACCAGATTCTTGCGGCGTTCAACGCTTCTACCGGTCACAACCACGACGGCACAGCAGGTGAAGGCTCCCGTATTACGGTAGTTGGCACGGCTGCAAACAATGTTACGTTTGGCGCGGCCCTCACGCCGGACGCCGACAACACCATCGACATCGGTACGTCCGCTGCGGAGTTCAAAGACCTCTACCTCGACGGCGTTGCATACGTGGACAGCATTGCGATGCCGACCACAACAGTCACGGATATCCTAGATCAAGACGATATGTCGTCTAACAGTGCCACTGCACTAGCCACACAACAGTCTATTAAAGCCTATGTTGACTCGCAAGTTACCGCCCAAGACCTCGACTTCTCCGCAGATTCAGGTGGAGCGTTGTCTATCGACCTTGACAGCGAGAGTCTCACGCTTACTGGCGGCACAGGCATTGATACTACTGGTTCAGGCAATACTGTTACTTTTGCTATTGATAGCACTGTAGCCACCCTCACGGGTTCGCAAACCCTGACGAACAAGACCCTGACCACTCCGGTCATCTCGTCGATCTCGAACACCGGCACGATTACGCTGCCAACCAGCACCGACACACTCGTCGGTCGCGCCACCACAGACACACTGACCAACAAGACGCTCACGTCGCCCACCGTCACCACCGCCACCCTTAACGGCGCAGTGAGCGGTACGTCCATCAAGGACGAAGACGACATGTCCTCCGACAGCGCGTCTCACCTTGCAACCCAGCAGTCGATCAAGGCATACGTCGATGCACAAGTCACAGCACAAGACCTCGACTTCCAAGCTGATACGGGTGGCGCACTCAATATCGACTTGGACAGCGAGTCACTCACATTTACTGGTGGTACTGGCATTGACACTAGTGGCTCTGGCAATGCCGTTACTTTTGCTATCGACTCTACTGTAGCCACCCTGACGGGTACGCAGACACTCACCAACAAGACCCTGACCAGCCCGACCATCGACCTGTCGTCCGTGACATCTTCGGGCGACCTCGCTGTGGCTGACGGTGGTACGGGTGCTTCGACAGCAGCCGCTGCACGTACGAATCTCGGTGTGGCTATCGGCTCTGACGTACAGGCGTACGATGCTGAACTCGCAGCACTCGCCGGTCTCACCTCTGCAGCAGACAAGGGTATCCAGTTCACCGGTTCCGGTGCTGCAGCCACGTACGACCTGACCGCTGCTGGTAAAGCACTGCTCGACGATGCTGATGCGGCTGCACAGCGCACAACTATGGGAGTAGCCATTGGCTCTGATGTACAGGCTTACGACGCAGGTCTCGCTTCTATTGCTGGCCTCACTACCGCAGCGAACAAAGTCATTTATACTACGGCAAGCGATACGTACGCAGTCACCGACTTTACGGCATTTGGTCGGAGTCTGGTTGATGACGCTGATGCTGCAGCGGGACGTACCACACTCGGTCTCGGTACTGCCGCGACAGTCGATACGGGCACGTCAGCGGGTAACGCCGTTATTCTGGACGGCTCGGCACGGCTCCCCGCAGTCGATGGTTCGCAGCTAACCAACATCAGTTTCACTGAATCTGATCCTCAAGCCCTTGCATTTGCAATCGCACTGGGTTGACAAACCTCAAGAAATAATCTATAATGTATCCGAAGAGGGATAACTATGGCAAACGCATTTCTAAGTGAAACGGACAAAGAGATTGGTACATCTGCTGCCTCTGTCTTTACCTGCCCTGCATCTACAGAAAGCACCATCATCGGACTGTCCGTAGCCAATCGTGTCACGTCACAGATTACTGTTGACGTAGAACTCGACGCTTCAGGCCGTACATCTGGTGCCGAAGATAAAGTCTTCTTGGTCAAGGATGCACCTATTCCGGTAGGTGGCACCCTTGTTGTTGTAGGTGGAGACCAGAAGGTAGTGATGGAGCCGGGTGATATCATCAAGGTTACGTCCGACACTGCCTCGTCTGCGGACGTGGTACTTAGCCATCTTGACATTACGTAAGGGAGTAGGCGATGCCGTCATATCAGGGTAACGCACCTGCAATCGCTTATATTTCGACACCGGCTGTACAGCAGTTCAGCGGCAATGGGTCTACGACTACGTTTACCCTGAACCGTACCGTTGCTGACAAACAGTCGGTGTTAGTGTCTGTAGACGGTGTTGTCCAAGATGCGGCATCTGCGTACACTGTGCCGGATGGTACGACACTCACCTTCACTGCTGCACCCTCTAGCGGCACCAACAACATCTTCGTAAACTTCCTCGACCTGACTGCCGGTTCCGTAACACCGCCAGCAGCTAACAAGGGTAACTTCAAGGGTGGTGGCCTGTTCCGTACCAACGCACAGAACCTGACTGCCGACACAACCATCCTTGCAACTGAGAACGCAAACGTGACAGGCCCGTTCACTGTAGACAGTGGCGTGACCCTGACCGTTGAAAGCGGCGGGACATTGGTGACGCTATGAGTACGTTGAAGGCAGATACCATCCA